ATGCAGCGTGGGCAATGGTCCACGCGCCCTTTCCTCCTGCATTTCCTGCTGTGCCGGAGCAGCCAGGATGCGCCATTCTGGGATTTACGACGCATGATCAGGACATTCTCTTTGATGCGGATAATGGCGATGGGCCGATACTATATCAGGCAGCTACGGGGATGGCGAATACGGCGCAGGAAGCCGGTTCCGACTTGACCATTGATAATCTGGAAATTGCAGCCTTTCTTGAATCGGACAGCATTACCGAGACAGACATTCGCGCCGGAGTGTACGATAATGCCGAAGTCACGCTGCGCGTAGTGAATTGGGCTGATCTTTCGCAGGGCTGTGTGACGCTTTTGCGCGGGCACATCGGCAATATCAGAATGCGCAACGGCCTGCTTGTGGCGGAATTCCGAGGTTTGGGACAGAAACTCTCTACGGTGATTGGCTCGACGTATGGCGAGCTTTGTCGGGCAGACTTAGGCAGCAACGCGCAAAACTCGACGAGCCATTGGCTTTGCAATGTCGATCTGTCGCAATACCGGCAGCAAGGCTTTGTGGTTGAGGCGCCGGATAATCGGACCATCGTTCCCTTGGGCGGGATGTCGCCAGGTAGTCCGCTTCTGCAGGTAGGAGGCACAGGGTTCTATTCGTTGACCGCTTCGCCGACCATTGCCGCACAAGTGCATCGGCAAAACGATTGGGTGAATCCCGCAAATGCAGAAGGAGTTGCGGCGTGGGCCGGGGCCACTTTGTACGGCTCGAATGATGGCGTCAACAAATCGTCGCTATTGCAGCTTACCGGATTCAATTTCAGCGCGTTGCCTTACGACGCCGTGCCCGTGGGCTTTGTAGTTACGCTTTTCCATCAGCAAACCGCCGGTACGAGCGGCGTGTATGACGATGACATTGAGTTGATCGGGCTTGGCGCGCCCAGCATCAACCTGGCGCCGCCCTATCCACAAGGGCAATGGCGCGGCTTTGCACAGCAGGTTACTTACGGCGATCCTCACGAAATGTGGGTTGACGTGCCCGTCAGTTTGGCTCAAGTGCAAGCTTCGGGATTTGGCGTGCAATTGGGCGCGGAATGCACGCTCGGGCCGGGCAATGGCGCGGATATCGAGCTTAACGGCGTTGCCATCACGGTATATTACACTTCCGCAACCGCGCCGCCTGCGCCTGCGGGATGGTTTAATGACGGCATTATCACTTTTACCTCGGGGGCTCTCGAGTGCGCCACTGCGGAAATTAAGAATTGGGATGGCACCACGCTGACGCTGTTCCTTTCTCTGCCGGTCTTGCCGGCTGCGGGCGATACGTTCATCATCGAGCCGGGCTGCAATAAGGGAAGCGATTGCCAGGCCAAATTCAATAATATCGTGAATAAGCGCGCGGAGCCGTTCATTCCCGGAATGGATCAACTCTTGGACTATGCCGGCTGATCGGAGCGTTTCACGGTGACCGTCTCGATCAAAATTCAGCGGTACTACGGCTCGGGGCGGCATTACTACGTTTCTTTGCGCAAGAATAAGCACCATTGGCACCACTCGGGACCGCTGGATGATGTGCTCAAAGTTCGAGATTGGATCGCATCCAAGCTTCAGCATAAGCGGTTCAAAAAGCTCTTTCGGGGCGGCTCTAAACGCGCCCGGCATGGATTCATGATCTGCCTTTCCGGGGTATTTATTTCATTGAATGGGCTGGATCGCTGGAATTATGACGACAATAATTAGCCGCAAACAAGTCGTCGCACGCGCGCGGAAATATATTGGCACGCCATTTGTCCATCAAGGCCGGGCGCTTGGCCGGGGCGTGGATTGTGTGGGCCTGGTGCTCTGTGTGGCGGAGGATCTGGGATTGCTCGATACGCTTGGCAAGGCATTCAAGCGCAGCGATTATGGCGCTTATGGCAGGCAGCCGGTGAATGAATTTATCTACGAGGAATGCGAGCGCAGATTGCAAGTGATTGCTCCCACTGGAGGCATTATTCCAAGCCTTCTTCCCGGCGATGTACTTTGCCTGCGCGTGCCTGCGGTGGCTTGCCATTTGGCGATAGTGACAGCCCTGCAAGGCGGCTTAGGAATTGTGCATGCTTACGCCGGTGCGGGCAAAGTTGTCGAGCACACGTTAGACGCCAAGTGGATTAAGCGCATTGCAGGCGTGTTCTCTTTTCCTGGTATAACAAATGGCTAAAATTGCTCTAGCGGCGGCGGGCGCGGGCTTGGGATTTTTCCTGGGCGGTCCGGCAGGCATGATGGCGGGCATGTCAGTGGGCCTTGCGGTCGGGGGAGAACTTTTCCGGCCAAAACTTCCCGGCATTATGCCTCTTCAGGATCGGCAAGTATCCTCTTCGGCCGATGGCGCAGCGATTCCATTTGGCTACGGCACCGGGCGTTTTGGCGGACAATTGATTTGGTGCCCAGGAATCCAGTATTTCACTGTGGGCTCGAATAGCTCGAAGGGCGCAGGCGCGGCGGCTGGCCAGCAGTATGCCTATCGCGCATCGTTTGCCATGGCGTTTGGCGAAGGCCCGGCAATTATCGAGCAAATTTGGGCCGACTCGAAATTGATCTGGCAAAACGGGCAGAGCTTTGGATCGTTTGCTCCCTGGAATGCGGATACCAGCTATCTTCCCGAGCAGCTTGTCTCTTATCAATTCCAGCCCGTTCCGAATGCGGATTATATTACCGCGATTTTCCAATGCGTCATTGCGAATCAGGGCATCGAGCCCGCGGGGAATAATCTCTATTGGCAATTGACGAGTTATGCTTATTACAATCCCGACACGCAATACTCTCCCGGCAATCAGGTTGCTTATCCGCCAGCGAATGGCCAACTCTACGCGCCAACGTCCGGTCAAATCTACACTTGCGTGAATATCTGCCAAGGGGTGACTCCCGCTCCGGCCGGCGATTGGAACACCATGGCGGAGTATTTTGGCGCTCCAACCGTCTATCCGGGCGATGAAGCGCAAATGCCCGACCCGACCATTCAGGGGGTTAACGGCACCGATGCTACGCCGGCATTTCGCGGCATTTGCTATGCTGTTTGGGATAATTTCCCTTTGGCGATTTTTGGGAATCGCATTCCCAATATGCGCGCCCAAGTTAACTTCAGCGCGTTTGAATCCAGCCCTACAGCAGATCCTACCATTGACGCTGTAGTGCTCGACCTTTGCGAACGCGCGGGCCTGGAGCCCACAGACGTTGATGTGAGCAAGCTTTCGGCGGAGAATGTTTTTCCCAATAATACCGTTTCGGGCTACGTCGTGGATCACATCGGCACGGCGGCGGATGCGCTGAAAGAGCTTATGCTGCCTTATTTTTTCGGGGCTTGCGAATCGGACGGGCTCATAAAGTTTGTTCCGAAAACCGTCTACGCCGATTGGGGTTCTCCCGCAGAGCCTTTTGTTATCGCGGAAGATGATCTTGGCCTTGTGGAAGATAAGGCCAAGATCGAAGAGGAACAAAAACAAGAGCAGGATTTGCCGCTGATTACCACGGTTCTCTATAACGATGTCGCGCTCAATTGGCAGCAAGGCAAGCAAGCAAAGCAGCGCAATGCGCGCACAGTGGTGGGTACGCGCCAACAGCAGATCCTCAGTTTGCCGCTTTCGCTGGACGATACCATAGCGCGGCAAATTGCCGAAGCGTCGCTCTATTCGGCATGGACCGGCCGGGAATCCTTCAAGACGAATCTGTGGCGTGCGCTCTATATACTGCTGGACGCTACGGACGTGGTTTACATGATGTACGAAGGCCAGGCCATCGAAGTTCGCATCGTCAAGATGAGCCTTGGCCAAGGCTTCACGTTCAACGTGCAGGCCATGGCGCACGACGTTCGCGATTATGGCTCCGCCGTGCAGGGCGTGCCATCGAGCGGATTTACGCCGCCTACGATTGTCTCCGCAGTGCCGACCATCATGTGGATTTTGGATTTGCCGCTGTTGCGCGATAGCGACAGCAACCCAACCGGCTCGGGATTCTATCTGATAATTTCGGCGCATGGACCGCAGTGGCCTGGAGCGGAGATTTATCAATCTAGCGACAATTCCGATTTCACGGAACTTGATACGGATCACACGGAGGCTTCTTACGGATATGCCATTAATGCGCTGCCCGCTCCGGTTAGCCCGTGGACCTGGGATACCGTGAACACGCTGAATTTAAGCTTGGCGGAAGGCACGCTGGCCAGTGAAAGTGACTTGAATGTGCTGAATGGCGCAAACGCTCTGATTGTGGGCTCCGAAGTTATCCAATTCGCAAATGCAATCCAGAATAGTGATGGTTCGTGGACAATATCTCGCCTGCTGCGCGGACGGCGTGGCACGGAATATGCTTGTGGAACCCATGCTGCAGGCGAGCCGGTGTTTCAGCCTTTGGCTGGAGGCGTACTGCGAGAATCGGCTTTGCTCTCCCAAATCGGCGCGGCGCGCTACTACGAGGCGGTTACGGACGGCCAAGCGCTGGGCTCGGCATCGAGCACGGAATTCACCTTACAGGGCAACGACCTTAAGCCTTATGCGCCCGTACAGCTTGCCGGGAATGCGGAATCTGCCACTGAAACGATGACGGGCATCGTTGGACTTTGGAATCTTGATGAGGGCACAGGTTCGGTTGCAGACGATTCTTCGGGCCTCGGTAATAACGGCACTTGGTATGGGAGCGCTATAGGCACAAGCGGATATTATGCTTCTGGATATAAGCAGATATGGTCCGGAGATTTTGATGGCAGCACAGATTACATCGATTGTGGGGACGCCGCTGATCTCCAATTAAGCGAAGGAACCGTTTCAGCCTGGATCAAAACTTCCAACGCGGGGAGTGGCTACGCGGGCGTAGTGGTCAAGGCATATACCTATTCCATCTTTCTGAAGAACAATGAATTTGGCTGGTACGATTGGTCGATAGGCTGGAATGGCAGCGGAAAATTTCCCAATGATGGCAATTGGCATCTTTTAACCGTTACATTCCAGAGCGCGGTTCCTAATGGCACCATAGCCTATCTAGATGGCGTCCCAGTACTTACCTCTCAAGTGACGTGCACGCTCCAGATTGTAGACCTGCTGATTGGTGCTGGTCTGCCCGGTTTTGGGCAATTTTTTAATGGATGCATTGAGGACGTTAGGCTATACGATCGCATTTTATCACCAGCAGAAATACAACTGCTATTCCAGGCAAAAGCCGGAACTGATATTAACCTAACCTGGGTCCGCCGTACACGAATCGGCGGTGCATGGTTGGACGGCATCGGCACTGTACCGCTTGCAGAGGAAAATGAATCCTATGATGTCGAGATCTTGAAATCCGGCAGCGTCGTGCGCACATTGGCTGGATTGAGTTCTCCAAGCGCCGTTTATGCTCTGGCCGATCAAATAGCGGACTTTGGAGAGTGGCAATCGAGCGTGACGCTTAACGTCTATCAGAATTCTGCGGCGGTTGGACGCGGCTTCAAGGCTACGGCAACGGTAGCGGTTTAAGGAGAAATTATGGGCACAACTCCACAATTGGGCATCCCGTACATCGCGGCTAGCCAAAACCAGAAGGAAGTGACGGCCAATGCGGCTTTCCTTGCCTTAGATAATGCGCAGAACGCCGATGCTGTGATTCCGATTACTAATGCCGGACTAAGCCTGACGCAAGCGCAGATGGCGGCGGCTTTCATGCTGCAATTCACCGGCTCGCTGACGATTGGCGCGACCGTGGTGATACCGGCCATTAGCCGATTGTTTGCAGTCCTGAATTTAGCGGGCCAAACCCTGACTTTTACTACCGGCCAGAGTCCCGCGGGGAGCGTGGCGACGGTTCCATCAGGACAGCTTGCCATCCTGTATTGCAATGGTCTAAACGTGTTGGTGTTAGCTGTCGGAGCTTCCGCCGCCGCGGGAGTTTCGAGCCTGAATGGCGAAACGGGCGCGCTCACTCTAGAAGCGGGAGCGAATGTGACCATCACACCTTCCGGATCCATGATCACCATTGCGGCTTCGGGCGGCGGGGGCGGGAGTCCTTATGAGGGCGGAGGAGCGCGCATGCTTTATGATCTTGGAATCATGCCCGCACTTTCGGGATTTAGCCAGCTTAATCTTTCCAGTCCGGGATTTGTGGCTGAATATCCTGGCCAAGGCTTTACTATTGGCGATACGAACCCTACTTCGAGCAACTGTTATGTGCGCGGAATATTCCGTGCGGTGCCGGGGTCCACTCCCTACCGTGTGGCCATTTATATCTTGCCCAATCCGCTCTTC